ACATCTAATACTTATTCAATGATTGTTGGATTGACTGAAAATACTTTTTCTTATAATTTTAAAATGGAAAATATTAAAATTCTTCCGGGAACTTATACTGTGAATATTTCTTCTAAAATTTCACAATTTATTAATTCCGAATTGAATGTGGAATACTATGTTGCGTTGGAACCGGATACTAACTGACCACACTTTTTGAGAATTTTGTAATGAAAACTGATTTCCTTTTTGTGGAAAAATACAGACCACAAACTATTGATGACTGCATCTTACCAGAAAATATTAAAAAAACATTTAAAGAGTTTGTAAAAAAAGGAGAAATTCCAAATCTTTTACTTTCTGGACCTCCTGGTATTGGAAAAACAACAATAGCAAAAGCATTATGTAAAGAATTGGGAGCAGATTATTATGTCATCAACGGATCTGATGAAGGTAGATTTTTAGATACTGTTAGAAATCAAGCAAAAAATTTTGCAACGACAGTATCTCTTCAAACAGATGCTAAGCACAAAGTTATTATTATTGATGAGGCAGATAACACGGGAAGTGAGGTTCAACTTTTGCTGAGGGCAAATATTGAGGCATATTATAACAATTGTAGATTTATTTTTACATGTAATTATAAAAATAAAATTATTGAGCCTCTTCATTCGAGATGTGCAGTTCTTGATTTTACAATTCCAAATAAACAAAAACCAAAAATTGCGGGAGAATTTTTTAAACGAGTATCAAAAATATTGATTGAAGAGAATATTGAATATGATAAACAAGTAATTGTAGAATTGGTAAATAAATATTTTCCAGATTTTCGTAGAACTTTAAACGAAATTCAAAGATATTCTTCTGATGGTTCTATTGATTCTGGAATTCTTGTTGAAGTTGCAGATATAAATTTAGCAGAGCTTATAAAAGCATTGTCCAATAAAGAGTTTACAGTTGTTCGTAAATGGGTTGTATCTAATTTGGATAATGACCCGAATACAATTTTTAGAAAAATTTATAATTCTTTGTATGATACTTTAGTTCCTTCTTCTATACCACAGGCAGTTTTAATTATTGCCAAATATCAATATCAACAAGCATTTGTGGCAGATTCGGAGATAAATTTATTAGCTGCTCTTACTGAAATTATGGTTAGTTGTCAATTTTTGAATAGTTAAAAAAAGCGCAGTCTTAATTATGAAGTATGAATTGAAAGATTGGTTAAATTCTATTAATCAATCAAAAAATAATATAATGGATAAAGATATAGATTCAATTTCTCAATATCCACCATATATTATTAATAAATGTTTATCTGGTTTTATTGATACAATAATGTATGCAAATGAGATGAACATTTATAATTTTTTAGACAAAAAAATGCAATATGATTTTTTTATAAATATTGTCAGGTCTAAAAAAAGATTTTCTCCTTGGCTATATAAAGAGAAATTAAATGACTTAGAGTTAGTTAAAAAATATTATGGATACAATAATGATAAAGCAAGATCTGCTTTAAGAATTTTAACTAATGAACAGCTTGAATTTATTAAATCTAAACTTGATACCGGTGGAAAAAAATGATTACAAATGAAATTGAAATTAAATGGACCCCTGAACAAATGATAGGAGTTCGCCTTAATCAGCCAGATGATTTTTTAAAGGTTCGTGAAACTTTAACTCGCATTGGAGTTGCTTCTAGAAAAGATAAAGTTCTTTATCAATCGTGTCATATTCTGCATAAGCAAGGTCTTTATTATATTGTTCATTTCAAAGAACTTTTTGCTTTAGACGGTAAAAAAGCAAATCTTTCTGAAAATGATCTTCAAAGAAGAAATAGAATTATACGACTTTTAGCTGATTGGGGTCTTGTTGAGGTATTAGATGAAAATAAAATTCAAGATGTTGCCCCTTTAAATCAAATTAAAGTAATTTCGTATAAAGAAAAAGACGAATGGGATTTACAAACAAAATATAATATTGGAAAGAAGAAACCCGCATAAAAATGTCCGGTTATCTCTATCTTAATTTTTTATAGTTATTGATATATAATAGTAATGTTGCCTTCGGGGACATTGTTAATTTACAGACGCTTAGGAGGTCTATTATGTTTCACACCACAACGGTAAAATATACTGTCAATGACATTAATAAATTGTTAAATGATGCCACAAGATTTGGTATTGGGATGGATGATTGGATTCAACGCTTTACTACACAATCTGAATCCTACTCAACATATCCGCCTTATAATTATATAAAAGAAGATTTAGAAAATTTTAGATTAGAATTTGCTCTTGCTGGTTATAAAAAAGAAGATATTCAAGTTTATACGGAAACCAATAAATTATTCATTGAATGTAAAAAAGCTGAAACAGGAAAACCGGACGAATATATTCATCAAGGATTAGCAAAACGAGCATTTACTTGGGTAAGAAATTTGGCCGATGATGTAGAAGTAACTGACACATATTTTGACAATGGTATGCTTACAATTAAATTAAGCAAAATTGTTCCAGAACATCAAAAAAGAAAGGTTTATACTGTTAAATAAATAGTTTAGGCTACCCCTTAATTATCATCGCTACCAGGAGGAAGGATGTCTAATATCATCCAATTCCTCCTCTTTTACTAAATATTGATATGCAATAAAGTATGTAAATGAAAACATATAAGGACTTCAAGTTAACTTTACGATATCATAATAAATTAAATCCCAAAATTTGGGATGATGAAAAATTAAAACCAGAAATATTAAAGAAATTACTTGAAATCGCTTATAAATGGTCAAAGTATGCTAAAATACCAGAAAAAGCAATAAAAGATATAATTTTGGTGGGGGGCAATGCTAATTATAATTATACCAAATATTCTGACTTAGATTTGCATTTGGTTGTTTCACAAAAAGAAATTTCTGATTGCTCCGATTTTCTTGATGATTATCTTAGGTCAAAAAAACAACTTTGGTCCCTTACTCATAATATTAAAATATATGGACACGAAGTTGAATTATATGCACAAGATGTTTCCGCCCCTTATCCAAAAAATCAAGGAGTTTATTCTATAAAAACAAATAACTGGTTAATTAAGTCCATTAAAGATGAAGTTAATTTTAAAAAAGATCCATTTTTAATTAAAAAAATTAAAGATATGATGGATAAAATTGATTATTTAATTACAAATAATGCTGACGAAGAAGAATTTGTTAATCTTAAAGAAAAATTAAGAAATATGAGGTCTGCGGCCATCAAGAGGGGTGGAGAATTCTCATTTGAAAATCTTATCTTTAAAGACTTGCGTAATCGTGGATATCTTGCTAAAATAGTAGAGTATATAAAAAAATCTCAAGACGAAAAATTATCATTAAAATAATATGACGTTAAAAATTGCATTATTGAAATCTGGTGAAGATGTAATAGCAGACATTAAAGAAATTGTTGATGATGAAAAAAAATCAACAATTGCTTATATGTTTGATCATCCGTATATTGTAAAACTTATAGAAAAAACTGAAGTGTTTCTTCAAGAAGAAATCACAAAACAATTGGGATATGACATTTATTTTAGTCCTTGGGCTCCTTTAAGTCAAGATAAACAATTTCCAATTCCAATGGATTGGGTGGTTACAATTTATGAACCACACGAAGATGTTAAGTTTAGTTATGTAAAAAAAATGGAGGAACAAAATGAATCTTGTAATTCTTGAATTAGTTAATGACAAATATATTATATGTGATTTGGAGAGACTTGATGATGAGCCATCATATTATTTGAAAAATCCTTATGTAATTTTAGAAAACTATGATTATTATGATACAGATAAAGAATTAGATGTAATTATTCCTTATGTTCTTTTGTCCAAAAAAGAAGAAAGAACTGGTGTTGCATATGAATATATTACTTTAGAAAAATATCCAAAATTTACAATCGATGAAGGCTGTTTAATGTATACTGATAAAATTATTACGATGGTTGAACCAGAATTGAAAGTAGCTGAGTTGTATGTGAAGGTGATTGGTGGGTAAATCTTTTTATACTAATGTACAAATTTTAAGTGATAGTGTTCTTTATAGGGGTTACGAAAATGGAAAACAAGTAACAATTAAAGATAGTTTTTCTCCCACTCTTTTTGTTAAATCAGAAATTGAAAGTAAATTTAAAACCCTTGATGGAATTAATGTAAAACCGATTAAATTTTCTGGTGTTAGAGAAGCTAAAGATTTTGTTACAAAATATCAAGAAGTTGATAATTTTGATATTTATGGTAATGATAGATTTTTATATCAATACATATCTAAACATTTTTCAGAAGAAATTGATTATGATTTATCTCAAATAAAACTTGTAACATTAGATATTGAAACCACCTCAGAAAATGGGTTTCCAAATGTTCAAGAATCTGTAGAAGAAATTCTTTGTATTACAGTAAAAGATTTTATTACAAAAAAAATTATAGTTTGGGGGCAAAAAGAATATATTAATAATAGAGAAGATGTAGTTTATGTGAATTGTCTTGATGAAGAAACTTTATTGAGAAAATTTCATGGATGGTGGGCACAAAATACACCAGACATTATTACTGGTTGGAATGTAAAGTTTTTTGATATTCCATATATTTGTAAAAGAATTGAAAAAGTTTTAAGCACCAAATTTATGAAATCTCTTTCTCCTTGGAATAGAGTATATGAGGAAGAGTTTGTAGTTAGGGGAATGAAAAATAATTCTTATGTAATTTTTGGGGTATCTATTCTTGATTATCTCGAATTGTATAAAAAATTTACTTACACCACTCAGGAATCCTATAGATTAGACCATATTGCTTTTGTAGAACTTGGGCAAAATAAATTAGATCATTCTGAATATGAAACGTTCAAAGAATTTTACACTAAGGGGTGGCAAAAATTTGTAGATTATAATATTATTGACGTAGAACTTGTTGACCGTTTAGAAGACAAGATGAAATTAATTGAACTTTGTCTTACAATGGCGTATGATGCTAAAGTAAATTATGAAGATGTTTTTTCTCAAGTAAGAACTTGGGATTCTATCATTTATAATTATTTGCTTAAATGTGATATTGTAGTTCCTCCAAATAAAAGACAAAACAAAAATTCTCAATATGAAGGTGCATATGTAAAAGAACCAATTCCTGGTGTTTATGATTATGTTGTAAGCTTTGATTTAAATAGCCTCTATCCACATTTAATTATGGGTTACAACATTTCTCCAGAAACACTATTAGAACAAAAGCATCCATCTGTAACCGTTGATAAAATTTTAAATCAAGAAATTGATTTTGAACCGTATAAAGATTACGCGGTTTGTGCTAATGGTGCAATGTATCGTAAAGATATTCGGGGATTCCTTCCAGAATTGATGGAAAGAATGTATAATGACCGGGTAATTTATAAAAAGAAAATGATTGAGGCAAAAAAAGCGTATGAAAAGAAAAAATCAAAAGAATTAGAGAAAGAAATTTCTCGTTGCAATAATATTCAAATGGCTAAAAAGATTTCTCTTAATTCTGCTTATGGTGCTTGTGGAAATCAGTATTTTAGATATTTTAAACTTGCGAATGCCGAAGCAATTACTCTTTCCGGGCAAGTTGCAATTCGTTGGATTGAAAATAAGATGAATTCTTATTTAAACAAACTTCTTAAAACAAATGATGTTGACTATGTTATTGCTTCTGATACTGATTCCATTTATCTTAATATGGGTCCTCTGGTTGAAACTGTATACAAAGGAAGAGAAAAAACTACTGAAAACGTTGTTTCGTTCCTTGATAAGATCTGTAAAATGGAACTTGAAAAGTATATTGAAAGTTGTTATCAAGAACTGGCAGATTATGTAAATGCATATGAACAAAAAATGAAGATGAAGCGAGAAGCAATTGCTGATCGTGGGATTTGGACGGCTAAAAAAAGATATATACTTAACGTGTGGGATAATGAAGGAGTTAGATATACTAAACCAAAACTTAAAATTATGGGTATTGAGGCAGTCAAATCTTCTACCCCATCATTCTATAGAGATAAACTTAAAAAAAGTTTTGAAGTTATTATGAATGGTACTAATGATGATTTGATTAAATTTATCCAAGAAGTTAGAAAAGAAACAGAAAATCAAAAACTATCTGATATCTCATCTCCTAGAACTGCCAATAATGTTTCAAAGTATTATAGTAATTCTGATATTTACATTAAAGCAACTCCTATTCAAGTTAGAGGAGCTTTATTGTATAATCATTATTTGAAAAAGAAAAAACTTAGTAATAAGTATGCAGAAATTATGGATGGAGAGAAAATTAAATTTTTATATTTAAAAACACCAAACATAATTAACGAAAACGTAATTGCATTTATTCAAGATTTACCAAAAGAATTTGGGCTTGACAAATACGTTGATTATGAGTTACAATTTCAAAAGGCGTTTCTAGATCCGCTTAAGTCGGTTTTGGATTGTATTGGTTGGGAAACCAAAAAACAAAATTCATTAGAAAACTTTTTTGTATAGAGGATTTATGACTTTTTTAAAAGACATTGTAAAAGAAATAGGCGGAGAGTATACACAGCTTGCATCAGATATTGTTGAAAATGAAACTTATGTGGACACCGGTTCGTACATATTTAATGCTCTTGTTAGTGGGAGTATCTTTGGTGGGGTATCTGGTAACAAAATTACTGCAATTGCGGGGGAAACAAGTACTGGAAAAACTTTCTTCAGTTTGGCAGTCGTCAAGAATTTTCTTAATAATAATCCTACTGGATATTGTTTGTATTTTGATACTGAAGCTGCCATTACAAAATCTCTCTTGGAAAGTCGAGGCATTGACACATCAAGGACTGTCGTGGTTAATGTTGTAACCGTAGAAGAGTTTAGAACTAAAGCTCTTAAGGCAGTTGATTTGTATATGAAAAAACCCGAAGGAGAACGCAATCCTTGTATGTTTGTATTAGATTCTTTGGGTATGCTTTCATCCAATAAAGAGATTACTGATACTCTTAACGATAAAGAAGCGAGGGATATGACCAAATCTCAACTTATTAAAGGAGCATTTAGGATGCTCACATTGAAACTAGGTCAGGCAAACATTCCAATGATTGTAACCAATCATACTTATGAAAGTATGAGTATGTATGAGGGTAAAAAAATGTCAGGTGGTTCTGGATTACAATATTCCTCTTCAACAATCATTTATTTGTCAAAATCTAAAGCAAAAGATGGTACAGAAGTTGTTGGAAATATAATCAGAGCAAAAACTCAAAAATCTCGCTTAAGTAAAGAAAACAAAGAAGTGGAAATTCGTCTTTATTATGATGAACGTGGTCTTGATAGATATTATGGCCTCTTAGAGCTTGGAGAACTTGGTGGAATGTGGAAAAATGTTGCTGGTAGATATGAAATGGATGGCAAAAAACTTTATGCAAAAGAAATTTTTAAAAATCCAGAACAATATTTTAATGACGAAATAATGCAAAAACTTGATGTAATTGCCAAAGGCGAATTCATGTATGGATAATATTAAAGATCTTATTCGTGTTTATGATGATGCTTTAGAATCAAATATTTGTGAATTTCTTATTAATACCTTTGAACAAAATTCTGATAAACACGAAAGGATTGATAATGAAAAGAAACCAAATTTTACTCAATTTAATTTAACAAATTATCATGAATTGTCCGAAGATACAATAAAAGTTCATAATTATTTGATTCAGAAAACTTTAAAGTATAAAGATGATTATTATGAATTTATTGATTCCCGAGTTTTTCCAGAACATCACGCTCTTGAACAATTTAGAATTAAAAAATATAATTCAGATGGATTAGACCAATTTGATACTCATGTTGATATTTTAAATCATGATTCTGCGAAAAGATTCTTAGCATTTTTGTGGTATTTAAATGATGTTGATGATGGAGGAAATACGGTATTTAAAGAAATTACTATTAAACCCAAGACTGGAGCTTTAATACTTTTTCCTCCTATGTGGATGTATCCTCATAGAGGAGAACCTCCAATTAGTAATAGTAAGTATATTATGAGCACATATTTGCACTACTTATGACACAAAAAATTGAAAACACTATTTTATCAAATCTTATATTTAATGATGAATATACTAGAAAAGTAATACCTTTTTT